AAAATACATATGATATCAAGACAGATGAAGTAGTAGAAGAACCTGCTTTACTTGATAATCTCGTTTCAGAAATCTTAGACACATCGGAGGAAGAGTGTGAATCCTGCACAATTTAAAATATCATCAACAGATAGAAAACCAATGAGCAAAGTTAAAGGTATGACAGTATTCAATACTGAAGAGGTTGATACTAAGAAACAACCGATGTTTTTTGGAAAACCATTAGGTGTTCAAAGGTATGATAATTTTAAATATAATCAATTTGAGAATTTAACAAAACAACAGTTAGGATATTTCTGGAGACCAGAAGAGGTGTCTTTACAAAAGGATCGTGGTGACTATCAATCATTACGTCCAGAGCAAAAGCACATCTATACTTCAAATCTTAAGTATCAGATCATGCTTGATTCTGTTCAAGGTCGTGCACCAGCTATGGCATTTTTACCATACTGTTCTTTACCTGAGTTAGAAGCTTGTATGGAAGTGTGGGGTTTTATGGAGATGATACATTCACGTTCTTACACTTATGTGATAAAGAATGTATATTCAAATCCATCAGAGGTGTTTGATAAGATACTATCTGATGATCGTATTCTAGAACGTGCTGCGAGTGTGACAGAATCATATGACACATTCATTAACTACGCACAAGAATGGGGTCAGGGACGTATGTGGGAAGATGAATGGAAATCATCACCAACATCAGTATGGACACGAAAAGATTTAAAAAGACACTTATACAGGGCAGTTGCTAATGTCAATATTTTGGAAGGTATCCGCTTTTATGTATCTTTCGCTTGTAGTTTTGCTTTTGGTGAGCTTAAACTCATGGAAGGATCTGCGAAAATCATATCACTTATTGCAAGAGATGAGAATCAGCATCTGGCAATAACTCAAAACATTATTAACAATTGGAGAAAGGGTGATGATCCTGAGATGAAGGAGATTGTCAACGAAGAAGAACAGTGGACATACAGTATGTTTGATCGATGTGTAAATGAGGAAAAATTATGGGCAGAGTATCTGTTCAAGGACGGTAGTATGATTGGTCTTAATGACAAATTACTTTACCAGTATGTTGAATGGATTGCAAATAAGAGAATGAAATCAATTGGTTTAAAACCTGTGTATGATATTCCTGCAAAAAATAATCCATTACCTTGGACTCAACATTGGATCTCATCAAAGGGTTTACAAGTTGCTCCACAGGAGACAGAAGTGGAGTCATATATAGTGGGAGGCATCAAGCAAGATGTGAAAAAAGACACATTTAGTGGTTTCAAACTTTAATAAAATTTTTAAATTATTATGGAAGACAAAGATATCCTTGATGAACTCAAGGAAAGAATAAAGGAAGGTCCTGTTATTTTTACACCAGATAATGACTTCTTAGATAGATTAAATCCAACGAATGATGATCTTGAACTTAGCAAAGATGCTATCATAGATGCAGCTGCTAGTCATGATCAAATTATAAATAAACTTAATGATGATGAAAACCTTGACCAATCCATTTAATTTTGTAAAAAACACACGTCAATCTTATAGTAAATTTTATCAAAAAGAATTTACTGAAGTTGAAGTTAAAGTAGATAATGAAGATCCTGCTTGGATTCCGCTAGATACTTTAATTGCTATTACAAAAAAGTATGATTCAATATGAAAATCCTTGGATTTATGAAAATGAAATATTTGATGGTGATCTAATTAAAGATTATTATGGGTTTGTTTATCTTATTACTGGTGAACAAACAGGTAGAAGATACATTGGTAGGAAATATTTTTGGCAAAAAAGAAAACCAAGAACAGGGTCGAAGAGAAGAGTTACGTCCGAAAGTGATTGGAAAAAATATTACGGCAGTTGCCCAGAGTTGAAAGAAGATATAAAGAAGTATGGTAAGTTGGATTATAAAAGACAAATATTAAGTTTACATAAAACAAAAGGTTTGGTTAACTTCGAAGAGACAAAACAATTGTTTTTAAATAATGTTTTAAGTGAGGCTCTTGACGATGGCAGACCTTTATATTATAATAGTAACATTCTAGGACGCTACATGCGGAAAGACTATGGACAATTTCAATCAAACATTAAAAATAAGTCATGATTGGGCACTCCATCGTATACAAGTATTATGTGAAACCTATGATGTAGAATCCGTTGGTAATGCCTGTTCAATTCATAGTGAATTTGAAGAGTGGTTTGAACCTGAATCGGAGGAACTTGATATCTTTTCACTTGCTTACATAGGTGAGGGTAGTGAATATGTTTAATGATGAACAAATGAAACTTAGACAACAAACTTTAAGTATTTTACTTAAGAATTTTGATGATAATCGTGCCATCTATGAGTGTGCAGATGAATGGACAAGTAAGTTTAAAACTACCTCTGGACTCGTAAAATATTACAAAACTTATTTTGCTAAATAAGAGTGCGTTCTAGTATTGAAAAATGGTAGATAAAAAACCAGAAGTTAAATCAAAACCTGAAGAAAAACCAAAAAATATTTTGGCAAAAATTAAAGAGAGTGTTGATGATAAGGATGAGCAACTTGCATTTCTATCTACAATTGTAAGACTTTCTGTTCTTGTGTGGTCCGCAGGAATTTTAACTTTAGCATACGTTAAGTTGCCAGCAGCATTTAACATACCAGAACAAAAACTAGATCCAACTTTCATAGCTTCGGTTTTCACAGGAACTTTAGCTACCTTTGGCGTTTCTGCTGCAGGTAAGAAGAAGGGTGCAGACAGTAGTGCTAACATATCAAAGAAAGATATGGAGTTTTTAATTCAAAAGGCATCTGAAACTGCTCCTGCTCAGACGATTAGGATAGAGTCAGGACCCGTAAAAATTGTACCAGATACAAAATAAAGAGGTTTTATTATGAAAAAGTGGTTTGCTCTTGGACTTGGTGGAATCTTTGGATTATCACATATTGGATTGATTGGTATGGTGAGTCGAAAAAATAATGTACCTGTTATAAGTCCACCTGTGGGACCTTATACATCATATGTAATACAAGCAGATAAGGAAGGATATAAGTTAAGTTATACGGCAAATGATCCGAAGACAATGTATATTACTAAGGACATTAAGAAGAAGGGTGGTTTCTTAGGACTTGCAAATGAAACTACTAAGATAGCAGAAGAGTATGTAATGGATGGTCAGACGAATCAAGGAGGATCAGTTTCGAATCATAGATCATGGATGGATCAAGCACCAGGTTTGACCAATGAGCAATCGAAGGAGATATCTGAATATCGAAAAAGTGAAGCCTGTGTTAAAGCAATTGGATCAGCAGAAGGTACAGGCAGATTGGTTGGGACAAGTGTTGGTGCTGCTGCTGCTCCTACTCTTACCACTATTCCCTTTGTTGGTTGGGTTGCTGCTGGTTGGGTAGCAATGTTTGGTGGTAATCAAGGTGCAGAGATTGGTGGTAATATGGCAGAGGACTTGAATAAAAACTGTTAATGAATCTGTGGAATAACTATAAAGATGTCTTACATAAAACATTTCCTCTCCATAATAGAGTAGGAAGTGTTTGGGCACAATGGGAAGGTAAAGGAACACATTTAACAGCAAAGACATATACTACTCCATATATAATAAAGAGTAGAGAGGTAGAAATCTGGAATGAAAAATCTTGCATATACAACAACATCATCTATCCTAAAACAGGCAGTAATCTTCCATGTTTTGGTATGGATCTTATGGGATTTAGTGACAAGAAAGTCATTATTGTCTTTGACTTCCAACATCCTGTAGAAAACTATTTGTTCTCTGTAGAGGGATTACCAAAAGGGAAGGGAGATTATCGTTTTTTTGAACCAGGTAATCATTTCTCTGAAAACATTTACATACAATATTGTAAGATGTCAGAGATTGATGAATACCTTGAAATGTTTATAACTTATTTGACAAAGTATAAGGATATGATAGAATTAGAGAAACCCACTGGTGAAGACACGAGTGTTTATAAAGACTTTGATGCTTATATGACTAAACTTGATCCAGTATCAGGATATCTGAAGGGTAAGTTTGGAGAAGAGAGAGCAGAAAGTCTTGTCAATGATTTTTTATTTTGTTTTAAGTAACCATGCCTAGAAGAAGAAAGAAAAGTTTTCTACAAAAAATTGAAGATGTATTAGATAATTTTGCGATGTGGCATAAAAAGTTAATTCGTAAAGTTAGAAAATGGTTAAACCTAACAGACTACAAATTGCTTTGGTTATCATTTGGAGAAGGTGTATTGTTAGGGATCGCACTTGTAATCCTTATAGGGTGAGGAAATTAAAACATTAATGCGTAAAAATACTTAGTTGCTATAATAAATATAATTGTAACGTGGAGTTGAAAGATCATGTCCCACTATACTGTCGGATATCACGACATTAGTAATAATCATTATGAGATATGTGAGTATGCAGACGATGCATATAACGCAATAAGGCAAGCAAGAGAGGATTTACCCGATGCAACTGGTAGTCCTCTTTCTTGTGAGTATTGTTTAAAGGAGGAATAAGATGAAAGATTTACCCATCAGATTCACCTTTATTATTTTTATAACAATTGGAACAGCATTATGGTTTTATCCACACTACGCATGGTCACATCCAATATTAGTATGAGTATAAATACTCATAGATACTAATTTAGAATGAAAAAATTTAATACAATTGTTTTAGATACTACAATCTATATCTTAGATTTTCTTTACCGAGGTAGAGATTTTCAAAGGTTTTGGGTATTAGAAGTCATTGCTAGAGCACCTTACTTTGCTTTCATTTCCGTACTTCATTTTCGTGAATCACTTGGATTACGGGGTGAAGAACATATATACTTGATGAAGGAACACTTCTATCAGGCACTCAATGAAACAGAACACTTGGAAGAAATGGAGCTTAGAGAAGGTAACAGGTATTGGGTTGACCGCTTCTTTGCCAAACATCTTGTTTTACTTTATTATTGGATTATGGTTGGGTACTATCTTTTCAATCCTGTTAACGCTTATGACATCAATATGAAGATTGAAAAACATGCGTTTGAAACTTATGTGAAGTATAGTGCTTATAACCCCTTGGACACTAAGATTGCAGAGATTGCTCAAGATGAATATGAGCATTCGAAAGAATTGAAAAGGGCAATGTTAATGATTGCATAGATAATACTAATCATAGTCATTAGTTTATGTTATCAACTCAGTATAGATTAAGATTAGAAGCAATTTGTAAAGCAATTGCAGCAGGAACAGAAGTCAGTATGGAAGACATGATATGGGCACAAAAATTATCTAAAGCAAATACTTCAGCAAGAGGTATGTTAAACAAGGCTCGTCGGATGAGTACAAATCCAGACGAGTCTTTTCTTAATCACTTGAATATTGGAGACCCCGATTCAAGTAATCACCGTAGGGGTTTCTTTAAACCAGAAGATGTGGTAGACTGGTTCCATCAAGAACGATCAGATGATTGGAGACAACGTGACTGATATATCAAATAAAGATTCAGAGCAGGACGTAAAGATTGCTGTCATTGATAGTACTCTTGAGAATGCTACTCGTAGGATGGAATTGATTCATAAGAGAATTGATAGGACAGATGAGAGAATCACTAAATTAAATGAAGATGTAAGAGAAAGGATCAGAGCACTAGAGAAATGGGTCTGGGGTGCTGGTGCCGTACTTACTGCCTTTATTGTTATAGGTGGTGTAGTAGGAGATTTAGATCTCCTTCCTGACAAGGAGGTTATTGAAAATGTATCATTACTTTCCGAATGATTAAATATATGCCTTTATTATTATCATTAACGATGTGTGCACCTGCACCAGTGACTCCTCCTGCGAACGCTTTGGAGGTGGAGGAACAATTAATGTTGGAGTTGATGGAAAAAATACAGGGTTATAGACCATCAGAACAAAAAACAGAACCAGATGACGCTATAAATAGTGCACTAGAGAATTTTTGGGAGGAGACATATGGGAGCAATGACCCCACCGAGTCGGAAGAGTTGTTACAACTTCCGAGTGACGGAGATTAATCGTGTTGTTGACGGGGATACTATTGATGTCACCATTGATCTTGGGTTTGATTTATACAAGAAAGAAAGAGTTAGAATTGCAGGAGTTGATACACCAGAGAAAAGAACAAGAGACTTGGAAGAGAAGGCACTGGGATTAGATGCTACCGAGTGGATGAAAAAAAATCTGGAGGATACAATCGATGGAGATGAGGAACTTTCTATTCGAACCGAACTTAAAGGTGGCGTGGGTAAGTATGGTAGGCTTCTTGGTTGGCTATATATTGGCGATGATGATGTATCACTTAACGAAAAAATGATTATCCAAGGGTATGCATGGGAGTATGATGGTGGTACAAAACAAAAAAACTTCGAGGAACTACGTGAAATACGTAGGTCATTCGGCACATTAAATGAGGGTTAAACAAATGTTACAGAAAATCGTAAATGGAATCGCTATTGCAAGTGGTGTTGTATCTATCACCGTCGTTGGTATTGCTGGTTACGTATATATTCGTAAGGATGCAATTATCGAAAACGTTAAAAGTAAGGTAATGGAATCAGTAATGCCAGCTGGACTGGGTGGAATAGTGGGTAGTGGAGCACCGTCATTACCATCATCACCAGATTCTCCTGCGGTTCCTCCTGTTGGGGAAGGGTTTGGTATTCCTAGTTTCTAATGGATATACAAAAGATTGCTGTCGGTGTATGTGCGGTTGGAACTGCATGTGTAGTCGGTGGTAATGCTGTGGTTGATCAGGTTACTAATGGATCTGCAAAGAGAAGAGATGCTACCGTTGAAGCAATTGTTGAGGAACTCAAACCTTTTATTAAAGAACAAATTGAATTAAGTTTTCCATCATCTACTGGTGGAGTGATGGGATTACAAAAACCTCAAGTTGATTATAGGAAAGAAGTGAATGGATC